CTAAAGCCGTAGTAGCACAGCAGCCCCTTGCTCAAACGCGCGAACACGTCGGCCGCGCTCAGCTTGTCCGTACCGACGTACATCACACACTTGGTCGGGTTCGTCATGTCGTTGGCGCTGGGTATACGGCCCGGCCCGTCAAGCATCCCCAGACCCATGCCCGAGTCGACTGCTACGCGTGTGAACAAAACGCCTTGGTTCGTATTCGAGTTGGACGCGACATACGTCTTGACGTTCGACACCGTGACGCGGCCCACAGCGGGCGACACCAGTTGCAGGATAGCGCCGTTGAACGATTCGACAGCCGGTTCGTACTGCGCAGACTTCTGAGTCAGGAAGCCTGTGTTGTCCACGTCAACCGTGTAGCCGAATCCGCGATACAGGTTGCCCGACAGGTTGCCACCCGTGAAGCCCGCGAACGTGATGGCTGCACCGCCCGGCGTTGCCGCAAGCTGGAAGGTGTTGGCTGTCGAGTTCACCACGAAATACATCAACAGTGCAGTCGGGCCAAAACCGCCCCCGGCTGGGTTGCCGCGCACTGATGCGACGTACACCCAGCCGTTGAGCATGCCGTGGCCGTTGTCGGTGTGCGTCGTTCCATCCGACGCGCTGACGGTGCGGTCTGCTGTATGGAACAGCGCGACTTGGTTGTCGTATACCTCCACGAAGCCGAAGTTAGTCGGAGGCGCCGACGTGTTGCTGTACCACCTGCCCAGCGACCGGCGCGAAAGCTGGTAGAGACGACTTACTGAGCTGATGCGTGGCGGCTCGATCTGCGTCTTGATCATGACCTCGCCACCGGCCTTCTCGGTGCGGTCGCCACCGTAGATGCACGGCACGCGCTGGCCGACGTAATCGCCCGTGGTGTACACCGTCGGGTTCACGTCCTGCGTCAGTATATCCGACAGGTCATTGATCGGGAATTCGAGTTCACTGTTGTCACTGCCGGTAATCGGCTGCTGGAGTCGCCCGATCAGGAACGGGCGGAAGTCGTGCTTGGGCCATGACGGGTCGCCCACCCATACCTTGGCGTAGTTCTTGCGCCACTTCATGCGCAGCCAATTCTCGCGCGCGCCTTGGTACGCGCTGCCGTACAGCCCACTGGCCGATGCAGCAGCGGCGCTCATGGGAGTCGTCGCCGGGTCAGCCAGTACGACCGATCCGAAGCCGATGGACGCCAAGCCACTGAGCGCCACGCCCATGTCCCGCTTGAAGGTCGGTATCTTCTTCACCAGCGGCGGGTACGGCTGCGACGGCGGGTAGTCCCACGACTGCGTTACGTACCCCATGTTCGACGCGTACACGTGCGCCGTCTTGGTGTAGTCGCCCGCGACGCCACCGCCAGCGGCATAGCCGACAGCCGTTGCCTCGAACAGATAGCAGCGCTGCGCAGGCTTGGCGAGCCACGCCTGGAACTGCGTGTTGTTGAGTGGCACCTGCGGCGTTTCACCTGCTGTCGCAAGCGATAGGAAGTTCATCTCGCACCAGCGCTGCACCACGGCGCCGGTTTCCACAGTGCTGTCCCACCATCCCTCCCAGCCGAGCCAGCCAGCGGCCGAGTACGTTGCATCGGTCGCGTTGATCTGCCACGTGCCCGGTTCGGTCGCAGGGTCCGTGAACGCACGAGCTTGAATGGTGGTGCCGCTCACCTTGATGCGGAAGTAGAACGCGCCGATGGCTGTTGCCACACGAGTGATCTCTGTGTCGACACCCGCGACGGTCTTTCCGAAGATGACGTGCACCGATCCGTTGGCCGCGTACTGGTTTCGGAAAGTGATGTAGTACCCCTGCCGGTCGCCGGGCAGCGTGCCCACACAGCGGAACCGGTAAGTGACGCCACCGCTGCACGGGTCGTTGCCTCCGCCCGCAAAGGGCTGTGAGCAATACGTCAGAAGCTCAAAGTCAGCCAAGCTGCCGACACGGTCCCATGACACAGCGCCCGGCGCGGGCGCCGTGCTGCCGGTGTTGAACGTCGTGGTCTCCATGCGCATGGCGCGGCGCTTTACCGGTTGCGCACTGTTTGCAGCCGGATGCACCGAGTACGATACGAGCGCAGGGTAGATGTTGGCCGCTAGGTTCCAGCGCGCGGCCCAGTCCCATGGCACGCCATCGTCAATGTAGTCATCGAAGCACGTGACGTACTTGGTCATACCAGAACCCCGCTACCGTTGGCCAGCTTGCTGGCGATCTTGTCAAGCGCAGCCTGCGCGCCGGGGTCACTGACGCTGATGCCCGATGCCAGCACCGCCGTAAGCCCCGCCACGTCGGCACGCAGCCCAGCAATGTCGTTGGAGCTGGCCAGCTTGCCTTCCGGGATCGCGGCAGCCATCTTGTCCTCGTACGTCGGCGCCTTGGACGCCCCGGCCAGTTCGTCGTACACCTTGCGGAAAATGTCGTTGTACAGCGGGCCGCTGGCGCCGAACTGCCGCGCGATGTTCAGGTACGTCTCGGCGGCGCTTTGCAGGTTGTTCTGCGCGTCGGTGTCGCCACTATTGGCCTTGGTGAGAGTGTCCTCGAACGTGGTACCCGCTTGCGAAAGCTGGTCTTGAAGTGACAGCGGGCTGAGCTGCTGGTTGGTGAGCAGGCCATTGAGGAACGACTGAATGCCGGTCTGCCACTGTTGCAGCCCATTGGTGGCATCGGCCACGCCACCCGTGATGATGGCCTTGCGCTTGTCTTGGTATTCCTGCTCCAATGCGGCCATCGCGGTGTTGTTGCCCGCGACCAGCGCCTTCTGCTGGTTGTACCAGTTCTCGAGGTCGTAGAGCTGGTCGCCTTTCTGCTTGCCGTACTGGCTCTCCAATACAGTGACGCGCGCGAGCCCAGCCGTAAGGCCCGGTAGCCCGGCTTGCATGTTGTCGATCACCGCCTGAATGGCGTACCACTCCTGCGGCAGTGCGTAGCCGTTGGACTGTGCTTCGATGGCCTTTTGACGGCCCATCAACTCCTTGATGTAGTCGTTCTCGGCGCCGATCTGGATGCCCAGCTTGGTGCTGGTGTCGGGCGCGTTGTTGATCGTCTCGCCGAATCGGGTGTCGAAGCCGCTGCTGTACTTGCTGAATGCCGAGTTGTAGGCGTCGCTGCCGTAGGCCGAAAGGTCCACCGTCTGCTGCAACGTAGTGGTGTTGTTGGCAGTGGCCGACGTGTTGCCCTTGATCGCGTCGTCAAGACCGAGCAAGGTCAGGATAAGTTGCTGCGTCGCGGTGTCGAACTTGGCGAAGTCGTCCCGCGTCATGTTGTGCAGCGTGTTCATAATCGACTCGGCCGACATGCCCGCAAAGGCCGAGTTGGACTGGAGCTGCGTAATGTCGCCGTTGAACTGGCTTTGCGCCTGCCCAGCCGAGTAGCCCGCGCGGTGCGCGCCCATGTACTGATCGAACTGTTGCAGCATTGACTCGGACGCCGCCGTTACGTCGTTGAACGCGGGCGCCAGTTGCAGCATCTGAAGGAACAGGGTGCGGCCAGCGTCCGTGGACTGGTCGATCCCCTTCATGAGGTTGAGGTACTCGTCGCGGGTCTTGGGGATCTGGTACCCACTGGCCGTCAGCGTGCTGAACAACGTGCCGAGGTTCGTCTTCTCGTCGTTGAGCTTCTCCATCGGCGACTCGAACTGACTTACGAGGTTGACCCACGCGCCACCCACGCGGTTGGCGGTGTCGGTCAACGTCTCGCCCGCCTGCTGGTATTGCTTGAGGTCATCGAGGCTGATGTTGATGCCGAACGAGCCTTTGCCCAGTGCGTCGAGAGTGACGAGCGCCGTGTGCAGGTCCTGCGCCTTGGCCAGCAGCGCGTCGAGGTCGTCCTTCGTAGAGCTCGTGACGTCGCCGAACGACTTGAACAGGTCGTTGAGCTCGGGGCCAAGGTCCACGTGTTGCAGGCCCGCGACCAGCGTTTGTTCCGCGGCGAGCGTGGCCTGCTCTTGGAACGTGGTCGGGTCGCGCGATGCGTTGTCGTTGTTGTTCTGGTAAATGATGTTTCCACTCGCATCCCGCAGGAACGTGTGGATCATGCCGGGCGCGGTACCCTTGGGGTCGCTACTCGTACCGAAGCCGAACTGCATGTTGGGCGCGTTCTTGCCGCCCAGCAAACCGACCGTCTTGTAGAAGTTGTCCGCGAGCCCTTGCACCACAGCAGTGGCGGCAGCTTGGCCTTCGTTGTTGCCGGTGAACAAGCCGTCCAGCGTGGCGTCCCCGATGCGCGTTCCTCCCAGCGCGTTGCCGCTGAACGTGCCGGACGCGAAGCCTTGCGACTTCTGGCCACCGCCAGACTTGAACAAGCTGCCGATAAGGCCACCCAGCACCGAGCCGATCATCGCCCCGATGTAGGTCCCGATTACCGGAATGATAGAACCAACCACGCCGCCGATCACACCACCGACTGCACTACCAACGCTGATGCCGGTCTGGTTGCGGTTGTTGCCATATAGCTGGGCTTGCACGCCGCCCAGCGCGAGCCCGGTAAACAGGCCCGTGCCTGCGGCGCCCATCATGCCCATCCCGCCGCTCTGCCCGTACTGAGGAACATCGGAGAACGACCCGTCGGGTTGGAATCCGCCACCGCCCGGCGTGCCCGCCGTGGCGGCGGCTGCATTGCCGCCGCCCATGAATGCGTTGTAGATGTTGCCGACGAACGAACCGTTGCCGAGTTGCGCCGCTTGGCTCGATAGAGCTGAGCCAGTGCCGCCGCCTACAAAACTGGCGACCATGTTCAGCACGAACTTCTGCGCGAACAGCTTGATGAAGTCGGCGATCATAGACTTCACCATGTCACGCAGCGTGCTTACCGAGTGGCCCCAGTCCATCAACATCTTGCTGGCCGTGTCGCCGATAGTGCTGGCGAGGTCTTTCCAGCCATCAACTTGGTCCTGGATCGACTTGCCCGTTACCTGCGCACTTGCCAGCCCCTTCCACTTGGCAATCTGGGCGTCGAGCGCCGCGACCACTTCCTGCGAGGCGTCATACTGCTCCGCGATACGCTTGCGGTTTTCCAGCAGTGCGATGTTGTACTGCGCGACAGCGTCAACCGCACCGCCGAAAGTCGCGTTGGCTTCCTTCTGCCTCTCGATCTGATCTTGAATCGACTGCACCGCCTTGCCCATGGCGTCGGCGCTGGCTGCGTCGGCAGCAGCCTTGCGGGTGAGGATGTCAACCAGTTGGTGTTTCTGGTCGATATCGCGCGCCTCGAGAACGATGTTGGTCTGGACCTGATGGATGTAGTCCTCGAGTGACTGCCCCGCCTTGTGGCGCGTGGCGTACTCCTTTTCCATCGTGTTGATCCAGTCCTGCTCATTGAACTTGGCAAGGACCTCGGCTTCTTTAGTGCTCTTGAGCGCCACGCCATACAGCGTCAGGTTCTCGATGTTAGCATCGAGAGCCGCCTCTTCCTTGTCGAGTGCGGCGATCAGCGAGTCTACGGCGTCATGCTTGAACTGGCTTACCGCGTCGCCCGCGCCGCCCGTGCCCTTCTTGACCTTGTCCACGCGCTGGTTGATGGCGTCAAGCGCACTGAGGAACGCCTCGGTTGCGGCGCCCTGCTTGAAGCCCGCCATCAACTTCTCAATGTCGCCTGCAAGACCGTCCACATTCATGGACAGACCTTTGGCCTTAGCCTTGGCGTCGTCGAAGAACCCGCCCCAGCCAGACTTCATGGACGCGAACGAGGCGTTGATGTCGGCGATGCCAGCGACCAGATCACCGGAGAGCAGCTCACCGATGCCTCGAATCAGCGTGCCGACGTCCTGCAAGCTGGCAAACGCGGTGCCGACGGCGCCCACAATAATCTGGAAGCCGACAATCGCAGACTCGGCGAGGATCTTCACCGCGTCTGTCACGATCTGGAAACCTACGACGACGTAGCGCAGGCCGTCCACTACCATGGTGATGGCGATGCCGCCGTCCACGGCCCATTGCTTGATCGTGTTCTGCGCCGCCAGTTGCTTGGTCTTCTCGTTCAACCCACCCGCGCCCGTGCTCAGGTCGACATAGGCGCGCACCAGTGCTTCAAGCACCGGCGTGGTTTGCTGCGACACCATGCGGAAGAAACCTTCCTGCACGTTGTGCAAGTCCACCAGCGCGTCGGTGTAGTGCTTGGCACTAATGGCCTGCTGGTCGGTTATTTCCTTGTGCAACTCGGCGCCCTGCGCCAGTGCCAGCATCAGCGGCACCAGTTCGCTGCCTACGCCACGCATCGTCTTCTGCGCTACAGCGTTGCGCTCGGTCGCGCTCGCCAAGCCCGCCAGCTTGTCGGACAACTCAACGAAGAACTGTTTCGCGTCCTTGAGCGTGCCGTTGCTGTTGGTGACCGACAGGTGCAAGGAGTCGAACGCTACCTTGGCCTTGCCGGTGCCCTGCATCGTGTCATACATGGACTTGCCGAGAACGGAAAGCCCTTGCGCCACGACGTCAATGCTGGTGCCAGACTTTTCGGCGACGTCTTTGAAGGATGACAGGTCGGATGCCGACACCCCCAGCCGCTGCGACAGGAGTTCAAGTGAAGAGGCGAACTTGGTCGCCTCGTCCACATGTTCGGCAAAGCCCTTCAACGCCTCGAAGCCGATATACGCCTCGGTCAGCTTCTTGACTGCATCGACCGCCTTGTCCATCGAACTGTCGATTGCGTCGGCGGTGCGGTTGGTCAACTGCTCCGCACGGGTCATCGACAACTCGAAGTTGGCGATGTCAGCGGCCAGTCGGACTACCAGATCACCAAGGGCGGCTTGCGACATTCCGATGCTCCTAGTGTTTGCGGGCTTGCTTCTCTCGTTGCTTCTGTGACTCGGCCAGCCGGGCGTTGAACGCCTTGAATACCACGATTGCCATTTCAGAGGACTTGACCGGGTCGGCCCTCAACTTGCGCTCGCGTTCCTCCTTGATTTCAAGAGTTTCGATGTTGCCGAAGAAGTCGTACCACAGCAGAGCGGGTGAGTCCTTGCCCCGATGCGGGTTGTAGAGCATTTGCGCCAGCAGCCCGGCGCGCATGTCTTCCCGCGTACTGCCGAACGGTTCAAGTGCTGCATACGCTCTCCACTCGTTGAGATCCTGCGCCGACAGCATACGGCGCAGGAACCTCGGGTGCGGCAAGCCTAGCGCCAACGAAAGCCTGAACTCGAACCTCAGGTCTTCGTTGACGCGGAACTCTTTACCGTGGCGTTCTGCGCCTGCACGGTCAGACCGGCGAGGCGCTGTGCGACGGAGGCGATGCGGCCGATGGGCGCACCCGACTTCTGCATCAGGTCGGAGAGCGACTCCTTCGTGAACAGCGGCGCGCCCTTGTCGTCCACGCAGGTGAGCTGCACCAGCGTGCACTCCACGCTCAGGTCGGCAGCGGTTTTCTGTTCCGCTTCGCCTTTGCCGTTCGCCTCGGCGGAGGCACGCGCAGCCTCGCGCGCAGTCATCGACTGGGCGATGAACTGCGCGCGGCCTTCGGCGGTCATGGTGCGCACGCGCACCCCGAAGTCGTCCGCGGTCGTGCCCTCGGGTAGCGGGCTGGGCGCCCACTCCGGCGTCGGCACTTCCTCGTACTTGATGTCCGGGGCGGCGAGAATTGCAGCAGCGGTGAGAAGTCGCATGGTGTGGTTTCCTTTCTAGTTGTGTGGATCAGGACAGCGTCACGGGACCGGTGACGAGCAGTTCGCACTGCGTCTTCACGACGGCGTCCAGCGACGCGTTGACGTTGAACTTGCGCACGTACCCGTCGAAGGTCGCGTTGGGCGTGGGGCCACCCGGCAACGTGATCTTGAACGTGCACTTGGTGCGCGTGTTCTTGGCCGTGAGCAGCGCCGATTGGCCGGGGTCGCTCAGGTCGGTCTGCAACTCGAACTGCACCACGCCAGCATCGGGCAGGCCCAGCAGCCGTTCCTTCCAGGTGGACGTGAGGTTGCTCGCATCGACCTCGGCGCTGGTGCCATCCATAAACGTGATGTTGTTCACGTTGGCCACCGACACGAGGGACGTGGGAGAGCCGAGAGACACCTGGAGGGTCGTGCCGTTGCCGAGTTGAGCCGTCGTCGTGGTGAGCAGAACCCCCGCCACCGCGAACGTCGGGTCGATGAAGATCGCGGCCAGTGCTACCAGCAGCGCGAACGTCAGTTTCAGTTTCATGAAGTCTCCTTTGACTGTGACGGGGTTACGGCTTGTACCACATGCTGAACTCCAGCATGTGGCGGTGCAAGTTTACCTCAGCATCTTCGCCTACGTAGTGACTGGTTAGCTGCGTGCAGCACACAGGCACAGCGCCGCCCGCGCTGCCGTTGCCGCTGTATGCCCCCATAGCGACCTCGGCAGCCTGCACAACGGCCTGCACACCTAGGTACGTGTCGGCGTACAGGTCAAGCTGCACGCGGCACGGCTGCACGGCGCTTAGCTGCCCGGCAACCCCGCCATAGTTCTTGGGGCCGAATGCGATGTACACGATGAACGGCGGCACCGCGCCGGGCGCCTCGCGCCCCGGCATGGGGTCGTACGCGGTAACGCCGTGCAGGATGGTCTTGAGTGCTTCACCGGGAGTCATGTTTATCCCTTCGCGTCGGCTACTGCCGCTGGCAGGTTGGCTTCCATCACATCGTGCATCTTGTT